ATTGATTTTCTTGCCTGCCTTTGCATTTTAAGTAAAGCCTGGTATAGGGTATTCACCTCTGTAATTTCAATTTCTATTCTGTTTTTCTCGTCATTAACCTTTTTAGCTTCAAGCCATACTATCTGGCTGTCGTCACTGTAATAACGCAACTTAGTCATATAATCTTGTAAATTCTTCATAAGATTGTCTAAGTCAGGTTTGCTTGTTTTCCATTGCCACCAGCGTTTCTTCTGCTTAATAGCGTAGAAAAAAGTAACGGATAGCTTCAAAGGAATGTTTTTTTCAAAGCATTCTTTCGGCTTATTTTTCATGAGTTGAGCTTTAAGAATGTAGTTATTTGTTCCTCGACGGTCATAGAATTGAAGTTTCCCATTCACTTTTTTAATGCCTTTTTGCTGCTGAGTAGTCGGCATTTTATCCAATTCAAATTCAAACTTCACTTGCTTCTCCATATATCATTAATTCGGTTGCTGCTTCACTGCTGATTTTTTTAACCGATGCAATAAAAGTCACTGGGTTCATTACAATTTCTTTTTCATGGGCCCATTTGACGTATCTTACAAACTGCTGATAAGTTACTCCTGGAACAAAACTCAAGTAGTATTCCGCAAGTTCTTTATCAAATGCACTTTTAGGGATTTCCCAAGCCATTTATTAAAGCCTCCACTTCTTCATCGGTCATATATTCCCTATCCTTTTTAGTTTGAGGGTTAGACCATTCTGGAGCACCTTTTACAACTTTGTTATTTCTAAATCCTTGAATAGGTGTTAAATCGTAGTCATCTTCCCAGCCCTTACCGTTGAACCATGTACTGCCATGTTTTATATAGTTTTGTTGGGTATTTTTGATTCTTATTTCTTCCAAATAGTTTTCAAGACCCGTTTTAATCTCTTCGTCTGTCGTTCCAGATTTTACAGCTCTTTTATAAGCTAATAGAGCTTTCGGTTTTCCTTTTTTGTTAGGATATATTTTCCAAAGATTGTTAAATCTAGTTTCTAAATCAGACTCTTTATCGGACTTGTCCGATATATTATTATTTGATATATTAATTGATTTATTAGTTGATATATTATACTTACGATTCTTCGGTATACCCTCTAATGATTCTTCGGTAGGGGTATGCGGATTCTTCGGTATACCCCCTACCGATTTATCAACATAGGGATAAATATATCTCTTTTTAACTTCTCCATTTTCAAACTCATATTCTAATTTTATGTATCCTTTTTCTTCAAGACGCTTCAGATTAGCTGAAACTGTTCCTTTTGTTTTGCCATACCTTTTAGCAAGATAAGCATTTGAAGGAAAGATACTTCCAAAAGAATTGGCCATAGTATATATTTCACTAAAAAGAAGTTTTTCAAAATCATTTAAATCATCAGCCTCAATAATTGGCACTGGTATTTGGTTAAAAAACTTTGTACTTTGTTCCAAACTTTCTCCTTTCTTCTATATTTATTTCAAGTTTTATTTTTCAAATTAAAAGCTGGCGATGAGTGGTTATGTGTAAACACTAAATACTCATTGACTTTACGGCTCGTTCCGCCACCCTCCAGCTTTGACTAAATACGAAACTACCGCCCAAGGTAGTCTTGCTTAAAGTTGAATTATTTCTAATTCTACTGCTCAGGATTAGTGAGGACTGCAGTTTGCTCATAGGTTTAGTTTTGACCTACTGGAAATAATTCATCCATAATTGGTTCTTCTTCATCAACGACTGTCTGAGCGGATTCTTTAATTCGAATCCAATCGGCAATAGACATAATCGCTTCTGACGGTTCCATATTTTTCCAATACTCAATATCTTTATCACTCGCATTATGAGATGCTGCAGCCGCAAAAGCTTTATCATATTGTGCTTTTAATTTATTAGCTTTTTCTTCTTGCTCTGAATCATGAGGAAGCTCTAAAGGTTTATTAATTATCTTTTGCAGCGAACTCTTCATTTCTTCATAACGAAGATTAGAAATGTCAAATTGACGCTTGTTATTCTTATCAAAGTAAGATCTAATTTCAACATCTTGGTCTTTTAAAACAAGGTTTTTCAATGCTTTGCGTAATGCAGGTTTATATCCTGTTATTTCCCCTGTTTTTTGGTCAACTTCTTCAATATCTCTGCTAAGTAAAACAATTGTTTTATCTCTGAATTTACTCATCATTAAACTTTGCATATCTTTGTACAAAGCATTTATTTTACCCCAAGCACGCATCGCTTGCCTAGAACCAATATCACTTCTGAGTAATGTTTGTGCTCGTTCGTCAAAATCTTCAATCAAGTCAATCACTAAAACATCCCAATTTTTAGTATCTTGTTCAGCTAAGTTTAATGCCTGAATGAAATTAGAAATAATTTGTTCAGCAGTATTAGGAAATTCAAAATCTATAGCACGATAT